TAACTGGGCGTGATGCTTCGCATCAACCTGATGGAACAATCAAATTGGAGGACTCTGAAACGAACAGGGGCCGTCGTGGGGAAGGTAATCGTTAAGGACTTTGGGGGAATATGTCTATAGAAGATCTTGCAGATAATGCTGAGGTGTGGTCGGAGGCCATCAAAAAGATTGTTAAGGCAATTACGGCTGCTCTTGTTGCTCTTATTGCTGGTATTAGCGGTCTTATGATGCTTTGGGGTAATGATGATCCTGAGCCTGTGGAGGTTCGTACTGAATTAATCACTGGGGTTGGGTATACAGCGCAGTGTTCACAGTTGATGAACACGATTGACCATAATTGGACTGAGCAGCAGTGGTCTGTGTGGGAGTCTTTGCGGAAAGATTTCGGTTGTTAGCGAAATGGAACTCCGTTGAACCAAACGACTGCGCTATGACGCTCACCTGAGGTAATAGGACTTACCCTATGTTCCATAAAACTAGGAAATACGATAATAGAACCTCTGGGAGCGTCATTGAAGATGTGCATTTGGTCATAACAACGAATCTGAAGTTCGCCTCCCTCGTAGTCGTCGGGATCGGAAAGGTTCACAGTTGCTGAAAGTTTTCGGACGGTGCCTTGGAACTGGGGGAAAGGTGTTATGTTCAGCGGAATCGGGGCTGCGACTTCCGTCACAAGACGGCGAGCCGCATGCCCATCAGAGTGTCCGTCAATATGCCAATCGTATTGCCCGCCAGTGGTGTACCTCGTGTACTGGATGGCTTCTGGTAGGTCTAAGTCAAAGTACCAGCGTGCTTCTGTGTTTGCTTGCCGCATCCAAGCACAAATTAGATCAGAAGTTGGTTCGTCATAGATCCAAGAGATCTGCGAATCACGATGACCGACCTGATCTCCGAAATGGAAACCTTCGTCTTGTTGAGCCGAAGCGCCCAAGAGTTGTATACCATCGCACTGCTGTGGGGTTAAGGCCTCTGGGATATACCAGTAATGGTTGGTGAGCATGAGTTCAAGGTTAGTTGAATTAAAACAAGAAGCTGAATGGAGAAAATGTCAGCGAGATGAAAAATATTTTTTACAGAACTACTGGCACATTGCTCACCCTGCTCACGGTCGTATTCTTTTTACTTTACGTGAGGCTCAAGAAAAAGCTCTCGAAAACTGGGCCGCAAATAGGTATTCGCTTACCCTAAAAGCCCGACAAATCGGGTGGAGCACCCTCGTAGCGTCACACCAATTCTGGTTGGCATTTTTTCACCCAGATCAGAACATTATTGATCTTTCCCGTACGGAACGTGAAGCTGTGCTGTTGCTGCGTAAAACAAAATACGGTTACCAGCATCTACCGAAATGGATGATTGAACGTGGACCTAAGTCTTTGGTTGAGCATCAACAACGAATGGGATTCGACAACGGAAGCCAGGTTACGTCGATGCCTTCTGCTTCAGATCCTGCCCGTGGCGAATCAGCGACACTTATCGTGGTTGACGAGTGGGCATTCTTACCGAATGCTGAAGAAGCATGGGCGAGTATCGAACCTGTAGCTGACGTAGGAGGCCGAATTATCGGCCTCTCTACCGCTAATGGTTCAGGAAACTTTTACCATCACCTATGGGTAGGTGCGACTACTGGTTCAAACAAGTTTGAACCCATGTTTTTTCCGTGGTCAGCTACCGAAGACCGAGGGGATGCGTGGTACCAAGAAAAGGTTGAGTCAATGCTGCCGTGGCAGCTTGCTCAGGAGTACCCGACAACGCCCGAAGAGGCGTTCGTTAAGTCGGGGAATCCTGTTTTTGACCTCGATATTTTGGAAGAGATGTCGAAACACACAACCTTTGGGGAAACGGGATACCTCAATAGAGTGGGGTCAGCTATAGAGTTCAGAACATGAGTTTTGAAGTCTGGGAAAACCCAGATCCCCGCGGTGCCTACGTGATGGGAGTGGATACAGCCGAGGGATTGGGTCACGGCGACTACAGCGTCATACAAGTCTTAAACGTGGGAACGGGAAACCAGTCAGCCATCTGGCATGGGCACATAGCACCCGATCTTTTAGCTGAAGAAGTCATGGCAGTAGGAATGTGGTACAGAAATGCTCTGTGTTGTGTCGAGTCAAACAACCACGGCCTAACTACCATCACCGAACTGCGTCACTCGGGTTATCCCAACCTGTTTCGGAAACGTCAACTCAACAACGTGAACAACAGAATCAGCCAAGAGTACGGTTGGAAGACAACAAGAACATCTAAACCTCTAATGATCGACGATCTAAGTTCTGCTCTACGAAATAGCGAACTAAAAATTAATGACCGTAACACTGTCGGGGAGTTACGCACTTATGTGCGTAACGAACGAGGTTCCATGTCAGGTTCCCCCTATGATGACCGAGTTATGGCATTAGCATTAGCTAATCAGATGCGTAAATACGCTTACGAACCTGAATACGCTCCCGAGGTTAATGACTACTGGACTGTTGATTGGTTCGCTCGTTTAGCAGGAGCTTCAGAAGAATCCTCGCCAAACAACATCGGATCATATACAGTCCGTGGGACACGGTAATCTCCATATAGAGCATGTTCTACAAGGAAGGGCTGTAATGGCTAAATTTGTTTCGCACACAAGCGGGACCGAAACTGTAGATGGGGCAAAAGGCAAGAACGGCAAAATGGAACGTGGTTCCAGTGTTTCTGCTAACCCAATCTGGACCCCAGGTGGTCCTCAATCACCGAAACAACGCATGGATGCTGGCAAATACGCCAACCAAACAGGTGACTACGGCAATACAAGTGTTCGTGACACTCCCAAAAACCAACACGGGACCACTGGCAAGGTTGAACCAGCAGGTGTGCAACCTAATTTCCGCGGTCACGACGCTGGTTGATTATGGCCGTCCTGCCAGACGGGGCGACATTTGAAGAGTTCACGGAATATGTGTTGGAACGGCGAGGTGCCATTCCACTTCCAGAACTTCACGAACTTTATGAACGTCGTTTGCGCCTAAAGTCAATAGTTGTATCCACGGGACAAGGTTTTGAATCGACTCTCGCTCCTGACGAGCGAGGTCTGACCAAACGTGAAAGAGAAGCTAAAGTCTTCGCTGAAGCTAAGTCCCAAGGTCGCAGTATTGAGAAGCTGCCAGAGAAAGCACAATTTTAGATATGGCTCGGAAAACTCGGCAAGAACAACTCGAAGATTACTCCGAAAAGATCGACAAATGCCAGATGTGGCGAGATCAAGAAAACTTTGAGCAAACTTGGCGTCGTCTTTCCGACCTATACCGAGGCAAACACTGGCCTGCAACTACCTCAACTAAGCAGGATCTGATTGCAGTAAACCTAGCTTTCAGCACAATCAATGTGATCGCACCAAGCGTCGCAGTGAACTATCCCAAAATAGTTGTGCAAGCTAACGATCCACAAAACAATGATCGTGCTGCATTCGTTGAAGCAGTAGCTAACTATCTTTGGAAACATCACGATTTCCGTACCCCTTTCCGTACCGCTGTCAAAGATTTCTTAATCTTTGGGCATGGATGGATAAAAGTCGGTTGGAAATTTGTTGAACAAGAACAATCAGTTACTGAATCTGAACGTGATGACTTAATTTCGCAAGCAATAAATGAAGTAGATCAGTTTGCGATGGAATCACCTGATTTGGCAGGTGATCTACCAACCGATGAAGACCTCATGGCAAACGTTCCTTCAACCATTATGCGTGTCGTTGAAGACCAACCATTTGTGGAACGAATTTCGCCCTTTGACGTATTCGTTGATCCCGCAGCTACTTGCATGGAGGATGCTAAATGGATCGCACAAAGAATTGTGCGACCATTAGAAGAAGCACAAAACGACAAAAGATATAAACCTTCTGCCAGGAAACGTTTATCCCCTAACGGTGGATACAACCAAACAAGCGATTACGAAGACAACCGCAACGAATTTCTTGGGGACCAAGTAACTATCTGGGAATTTTATGACATAGCTGCCAACACTTTGGCTGTCTATGCAGATGGCTCAGACGAGTTTCTTATCGACCCACTTGCCATGCCTTACCCGTATGGTCAGCCGTTCGTGATGCTACGGAATTACGATGTTCCTGATCGTTTCTACCCAATCGGAGATTTAGAATCGATTGAGTCGCTGCAACTTGAGCTAGATAAAACTCGTTCGCAGCTTATGAACGACAGAAAACGGTATGCGAGAAAATATCTCTACCACGAACGCTCTTTCGGTCCTGAAGGCAGAGAAGCTCTCGAATCAGATGAAGATGGTCGCCTAGTCCCCGTTGTGGATGAAAACAAACCTCTCCAAGAGGTTGTTGTTCCGATGCCTCAGGTTCCTGTAAGTCCAGAGATTTACAACTACTCAAACATAATAGAAAACGACATAAACACAGTCAGCGGCATATCTGAATACGCTCGTGGCGCTATGCCAGAGATAAGGCGTACAGCTACAGAAGCAAGCATTATCGCTGACGCACAGAATGCTCGTGCCGCAGACAAGTTGGCGATTGTAGAAATTGCTATTTCAGCAGTCGCTCGTCGTGTGATCCAACTCATGCAACAGTTCATGACTGGTGAACACATGGCTCGGGTTTCTGGTAAAGGACAAGATCTCTTTATCGAATATTCCCGTGAAGATATCGTGGGAGAATACGATTTCTCCGTTCAAGCAGGCTCAACTCAGCCTATGAACGACACTATTCGGAAACAGCAGGCAATCAGTTTGATGAATGCTGTAGGCCCGCTTGTGGGAACGGTTATCGACCCCCAAGCGCTCGCTGTACACATATTGGAATCTGGATTTGGGATCAAAGATCCAGAGAAATTCCTCGTACAGCAACCTGATCCGCAAACAATGGCGGAAGAAAATCAAGTCCCGCCAGAAGATCCCGCCTTAGCAGGTGGCATGCCTCCAGATCTAGGTGGAGTACCCATACCAGCCGCACCAGATGGCGCTTTTGCGCCGACTGGCGGAGTCCCACCAGAGCTACTAGCTCAACTACAAGGGCAAATGGGGATGGAACTCCCCGCTTTGTGATGGGACAGAGCTATATTCTTATAGGAGCAACTCATTGAAGACTCCTAGGAGGGGCTAGTGCCCGAAGAAACAGAAGTTATGACGGAATCCACAGACAGCGTGGACACTCTTGAAGCTTCAGAACATATAGAAGTTGATGAAGGACCTGCAGTAGACGAGCAAACGTACACCGTAAAGGTGGACGGCGAGGAAATGCAGATACCCGAAAGTGAACTTTTGAACGGATATCAGCGTCAAGCGGATTACACCCGCAAAA